CAAAGGCAGTAACAGTGGAGGTAACAGACCCACTGATTAAGTACAAGAATGCAAAGGCACTAACTGACACAGAGTTGGTTGAACTCTTGCAAGCGGTAGGCTTCGAAGGCAAGGCACTTAAGCTTGCTTGGGCTACTGTCATGAAAGAATCTCGTGGGCACCCTACGTCCCACAACACTACAGCCAGCACAGGAGATAACTCCTATGGCTTATTCCAAATCAATATGATTGGTTCACTAGGCTCTGATCGTCGTGCAAAGTTTGGCATCAACAGTGATGCCGCGTTGCTAGATCCAGTAGCTAATGCTAAGGCAGCTTACTACATGACAGCCCAAGGAACTGACTGGGGTTCATGGGGCTTAGGTCCTAATGCTTACGATGGTGACCCTGCGGAGCCTTCCCTAACAAGGTGGCTTCCTAAGTTCCCATCGTCAAAGTCGTAGTTCTGTCTAAGGATTATAGTGTACCTATGAGCGAAGATATTACTAACATTGACCAACACGAAGATGATTCATATGCGGGGCAGCCTGAAGAGGCTCAACCTACACATGAGGAAATCGTTATTGAAGCAGAGGTAGAAGCTCCAGTAGTTGAAGACGTTATTGTCGAGGCTCCTGTAGTAGATATCCCTGCGGTGGCTATTGAAACGTCAGTTCCTTCAGCGCCTAAGGCTGCTGTAAGTGGCGCTGACACTGATGAGGTTTACCTAGCTAACTGTGTGTATAAGAACCCAGCAGCACGTAAATCTTTAACTGTACATCACCTACAACGTCGTCTCGTAGAGCTAGGCTACAACGAGGCCATGACAGATAAGGATGGTTGGTTAGGCGATGAGACTAAGACAGCCATCGAGAAGTTCCAAAAGCTAGAGGGACTAGAGCCTAATGGCACTGTTGATGAAGCCACGTTCCTTGCTATCTTTAAAGGCGACAGGAACGTAGTACCAATAGTTTAATAGTTATCTAAACTAATAAGCCCTGTGCATTTACTTGCACAGGGTTTATTTTTTATATCTACTATATGTATATTTTATTTACTAGTAGCCTATAAGTATCTTATAGATAACTCATGTGTACACTTAGACCTATAGTTATAATTACTATAATTGATATCTATAATTACTATAACTAATATACTAAACAATATTTTATCTACACAATAACCAAATCGTTATTTTTATAATACTTATTGCTATTACTTCTATTACTTTTACTATTCTCATTATCCTTAGCCGTAAATATTTTTTATGGTTGGAGACGTTTTAGAAAGCGCCCCACTCACGGCATATCCATTTCTCACGTCCAAGCCATTTAACCAAAAGGTACTGCTTCTGCTAGTTTTGTACATCATCTTATGACCGCAAAAGTGTACACGTCTTCGCAGAAAGATGATACTGTATTCACATGGCTAAGGCGCAAGAACTTCCGCAGGCAGAGAAAGAACTTCTCGCCACCCTGCACAAGGAGCAACTCTGGCGCCGTGTTCAGGAGTTAAACGAAGCAGGCTGGTCGTTACAATCTATCGCTAATGGATTCATCCCTGAGAAGCGGCGTAGCACCATTCGTTCCTGGGTTGTGAAAGAGTTACCCGAGCGCGAAGTTATCACCGCAGGTTTCCCTATCCCGAAGCCTCCCGTTAAAAAAGTAAAGTCAAGACGCAAGCGTGTTCCATCACCTGGGATTCCATTAGACGAGCAGTTGCGTATCGCGAGACTGTCACCGCTAGCGCGACGCTATCGCGCCCGCACGGCTCCTTCGTCCTCTTCTTTCACCGCGAATGTTGAGCTTACAAGTATCGCCGGTGATCTGTATGTCAAAGGTGTTACCGTGTCAGAGCTTGCCCGTGCTTCCGGCGTAACCTACCGCGCGATGAAACGCCGCGTGGATAAGGCAACCCAATGAAGATCACCCATGACATCTTCCCTGCTTCTATCCTAGTTGCATCCCCCGATGTATTTCAGGATTTTACCTTAGCTTCTACTTCTTCCTCTATTACTAATCCAACTGGCGCTCGCAGTTTCACACGAGTACGCCTCGTAGTTATGGAAGACTCCCAAACCCCCGCTACCCAGGTAGTTCTTGTTGCCGCGGATCATCCTGACGGACCACGCCTGGTCTTTAGAGAAGTTATACGCACGCTCAATTGGTCTGGAAATAAAAGACAAGATTCTCAGCTCATTACCGAGTCCGGAAAGGTTATCGCCTTTAAGTACGTCCGCGGTTGCGACTGCGGTTCACGGCTCCGCTCCTGGAGCCCCTACCAAACAATGAAAGAAGACGCAAAATGAATATGACAACCTTCAGCCACATCCCTACGTTACACTTCATCGTACTTATGTTTTTTGTTTTCCGCGTTACACGGGCGCTTGTCTATGACGAGATATTCTCGCCTGTGCGTGAACTTATCTGGTCTAAGAAGTCTCCCGAGGATAGTTACCTGGGCTTCTTCTTTACATGTCACTGGTGCGTCTCGTTATGGGTTGCGCTCCCGGTCGTGATCTTTTACGCCGCTTTTCCAAGTATCACTTTCTTAGTAGGGTGTATATTTGCCCTGTCCGGTTTAGTTGGACTAATAACCGCGCGTATAGATCAAGAATGATCTGGCGTTCCGTTACGACAATGACGAGGAGTAATAAGTAGTGGCAGTCTTTAGTAGCAACGATAAAAAGCCATCGCGCGCTCAACGCCGCGCGCAACCTAAATCTTCTCGTGTCGTTCCGCCAAGCTCTATCAACATTACCTCTAATCCTAACTACGCTCAATCCGCTCCTTACTCTGCTCCTCGCGCTCTTACAGCCGCGGCAGTGCAGATGCCCCTTAACGATAAGGGTGAGGTTGAACGCTTTAAGCAACGCCGTGGCGGCAAGTCAAGTGACTGGCAGAGTGAAGCTTGGGAATACTATGACGCCATCGGTGAAATTAAATACGCCTTTAACTTAGTTGCCTCGGTTGTTTCACGTATTCGTCTATACGCGGCGGTAGTTGACAATCCTGCGGAGAGTCCTATTCCTGTTCGCAACTCCGATGTTATCGACGAGCGACTTGCGTCCGCAGCCGAGCGTGTTTTAGGACGCCTTGACTCCGCGTACGGCGGGCAAGCTGGCCTATTAAAGGACGCGGCATTAAACTTATCCGTTACAGGAGAGTGTTACCTTATTCAATCTCCAGCGCGAATAGGAAGCGGAATTGCAGAGTCCTGGGATATTCGCTCGACAGACGAGCTACAGGTTGACGCACGCAATAACTATTTAATCGTGCCTCGCCGAGATATGGCTCGCGGAAATAACTCCGGAAACGTAGGAGAGCTTAAGCTTCCTAACTCCGCGTTTGTTGGTCGTATCTGGAGAGCTCACCCACGCTACTCTGAAGAAGCAGATTCAAGTATCCGCGGTCTATTAGATCTTTGTGCAGAGTTACTTTTGCTCAACCGTACGTTTCGCGCAACAGCTCGCTCGCGCTTAAACGCAGGAGCCTTATACTTACCAGACGGTCTATCTGTTGCCGCGTCTCCAGATCCAGATTATCCATATGATGACGAGAACAATCTCAATCCAGGTATGACTGCCGAGGAGGCAGCAGACGAGTTTGAAGATCAACTCATGGATGCGATGACGACTCCTATTCGCGATGAAGACTCAGCAAGCGCGGTTGTTCCACTTATTATTCGTGGACCTGCGGAGCTTGGCGACAAGATTAAGCAGTTTAAGTTTGAGCGTTCATTTGACCCTGCACTTGCAGAGCGGTCAGATCGCGTCCTCGAGCGTATCCTCCAGGGACTTGACGTTCCTAAGGATATTGTTACCGGCCTAGCAAACGTTAAGTACTCTAATGCACTTCAAATTGACGAAGCCTTATATAAGGCACACATTGAGCCATTGATGCTTTTGATTGCCGACGCGTTAACTGTTGTCTATCTACGACCAGCGCTCATCGCTTCAGGTTACTCCGCAGAGGATGCTAAGCGCATCGTTGTTTGGTACGACCCTTCACAGGTTGCTACACGTAATGACCGCGCTAAGGACGCTGACGACGGTTTTGCAAACATGGCTGTTTCCTATGACACATGGAGACGCGCTCACGGTTTCTCCGCGGCAGATGCTCCTGACGCAAAAGAAATCGCAATTCGCTTGCTCGTTGAAAAGGGATCTATATCTCCAGAGCTTACGCAGGCAATGCTCGGAGCTATCGCACCTGAGGTTATGGAGAGCGTTCGCCAAGCTCAACAGGCAGACTCCGTTGCCCCGGTTCCACCAGAGATTGACCAATTACTTTCACAGGCAAACGCTCCAGCACCAACAGAGGAAACTCCTGAAGAAGAATTACCACCAGCGCTACAAGAAGGGAACCTACCGTAATGAATATGGATATGGGACAAGTAGAGGGTGACAAGACAGATCTTGTTAATTCCCTTGCCCGCGTTCTAGGAGATGCAGTTGTGCTTTACTTTAAGGCGCACGGACATCACTGGAATGTTAAGGGCCGAGACTTTGCGCAATTCCACGAGTTCTTTCAAGAGATTTACGAAGACGTTTATAGTTCTATTGACACTCTTGCCGAGGACATTCGTAAACTTGGCTCAGACGCTCCGTATACGCTTCAAGATTTTATGAACCTTCGCGAGATTGAAGATGCAGAGGTCGGCAATGACGCGATGCTTATGGTTGAAGATCTTTACATAGCAAACAGCTCTATACTTGTAGTCATTAACGCCGCGTTTAACATGGCAGTTGATGCTAACGAACAAGGTATTGCTAACTTCCTTGCAGAGCGTGATGACATGCACAAGAAGTGGCGTTGGCAGCTAGAGTCTTACATGTCTGCTACAGCAGCGGACATGCCGGGAAAATCTAAGGCTGTTCAATCTATAGAAGCAGACGCACCCTACGAAGGTGCTCCTGTGATTGAACAGCTTATGAATGACCATGACGGTTGCCCGTTATGCGGAGAAGCCGGATGCGTATGCCCTGCCTCAGACAACGGTTACTGCCTATGTGACTCAGCATGTGTGTGTACTCAATGTTTATCAGCAGAAGAGTATGGACAGTACAGCGCTGAAGAAACCGATATGCTTTTCTCTTTTCAAGAGCAACAAGCCGAGGCTATTTCAGCCGCAGGCGTTATCGTTGCTGAAGAACAAGATCTTGCTGCAGCTCTTTTAGAAATTGCAGACAAGTACGGAAAGTTTAACGAGGACGAAACAGGTATCTGGGCAGGATACACTCCTGCGGCTGAAAACGAGTACAAGGAGATTGGTGTTAAGTGCATCAACTGCGTTTTGTACCAAGGACCTGGCGTCTGTAAGATTATAGCGCCTGTAATTGAAGATGATGGCAAGTGCCGTTTTGCAGTTATCCCTGACGGAATAGTCAACGTTAAAGGAGCAGACGACGGAGAAGTTATCGTTGCTGCAGGTGAAGGTGACGCATGTCCTGTTGCAACACAGGATATTCAAGTTAACTTGAAGAATCGTCAAAACGCAATTGACAACGTTGGCTACGGCCCGTTGAATCCTCAAGAACCAAATGAAGAATTTTGGCAGGAAAAAGCTGACAAGTGGAAGACAACTCCGGAGGAAGCAAAGACAAGTCTTTGTGGAAACTGTGTCTTCTTTGTTCGCACTCCAAAGATGCTTGATTGCATTGCCTCCGGATTAGAGCAAGGTGATTCTAGCCAGGCAGACGCTGACGCAGCAATTGACCAGGCAGAGCTTGGATACTGTGAAGCACTAGACTTCAAGTGCGCCGCGTCTCGTACTTGTAACGCGTGGGCAGTCGGCGGACCAATCACCGCGGCAAGCTCACGTCCTGCTCCAAAGAAGGATCGCATTCACGGCTCAAAGAAAAACAAGCCAGGTAGCGCTGCCGGATCTAAGAAAATTGTTTTCTCTGCCAAGACAGAGCAAGCCTTATCTAACAAGGTGACAGAACACAACAAGAACGCAAAGCCTGGACGTAAGGCAACACTTGCAATGTTAAAGGCTGTCTACCGCAGAGGCTCGGGCGCGTTCTCGTCTAGTCACCGACCAGGTAAGACTCGTGACCAGTGGGCAATGGCTCGCGTTAACGCGTTCCTTAAGCTTCTTAAGTCTGGCTCTCCTGCAAATCCAAATTACAAGCAGGACAATGATTTACTTCCTAAGGCTCACCCTAAGTCATCTCGCGGAGAAGCAGCCGTAATCCAGCATGAACTACTACAGGTTGCGCTTAAGAGCGCCCAGGAGTACGGATCACCGGAGCATGCTATATACTCTATGGCAGAGTACTCCGGTCTTAGCTACGACATTATTCCAGCACTTCGCGGCGCATGGCTACGCGGTGTTCGTGACGGAGACGTACCGTTTGAGAGAGCTTACACGCTTGCAACAAAGTTATACGATAGTAAAGATTCAGACCTTTTGCCAAAGAAGCGTAGATCGGAAAAAGAATAGTGGAATCTCCGTTAAATAAGAAGATCCAGCGCGGTGAAAACCGTAAGGCAGCCTCTCCAAAGAAGCTAGCCGTTTACGCGTCGTTGCACGAGAAGGTGCTTGCTCTAGTACAAGAGTCTAATGCTAGTGTTCGTGAAGAACGCCGTGTAACTCCACGCTCCGCGCTTACAGTTATGGATCGCGCATTGGCATCACTAAGCTCATTAAGTGTTGAATCTCGCGAGGTAGGAGCTCTACGCGAGGTATCTATCTTTATCTCTACCGCAACAAAAACATTTAACACTAATAACACAAAGCACACAGATCTTCTTATCCAGGGTCACCCTCTTTCAGCGTTGAATGCTTCACTTACTCCAGCGGAGTATCGTGAAAAATATGCAACATGGTTAGCTGCAGACTCTTCTATTAACGATAACGTGCGCTCGCTAGTAGCAAGTGCCCACGCGGCTGAGCCTGGCTCGGTTGAGCGCGACCACGCGTTCTCTCGTTTACTTATGACAAAGAAGTTTGTACCTGGTTACTTTAAGATTGACGTTCTTGAGGCAATAACCGCCGCGTTTCGTGACGGTAACTCGTCTGCGTCTCGTAGAGCTCGCGTTGCCTTACAGTGGCGTGACCGTAAAGGCCGCTGGGTTGAAATGGGACGCGGTATTAACTTTCAGTATCGTATGCCTGATGGCGCAATAGGCACTGTACGTGGAACGTACGTTGGTGCAGGTAGCCCTGGAAGATACGATGCAGCATTTGGAAAAACACTTACCGCTGATACCGGTCTTGTTGAAGTTCGCGGTGACCAGAACCTACCAGACGGCTTGTATACTATTACTAGTGGCAACGCCACGGTATTTCAAGCTCGTATACCTGGCGAAGCTTTACGCAAGGCGAAGATCTACGATGACAGAACTGGTACGTACAAAGATGCGTACAGTGCAGACATCCCAGATGCTTCTGTTATTCAGGCAGGTTTTCGCGAGGCTCCACTTGGCTGGACAAAAGACGAAAATCCAGATGAAGTTTCGTTTAGCTCCGATGATAACTACAACGTTCTTTACGACGATAACCAATACACTCTTTTCCGCACGGATGAAAATGGAAAGCCTCTTGATACTCCGGTAGGCTCTGCTGAGACATGGGCTGAAATTGGAAGAATGATTGAAAAAGATTCTCCAAGTTTTGACAAGCAACAAGAGCTTATTGAAAGTGGAGAGCTGCCTACTGGAGATACACCTATAGCGCGTATCCCTCGCTCTCGTGCGCAGATTGAAGCGCAGTATGAAATTGATCAGGCGCGTAAAAATAATGAAGGTCGCCTAGAGACAAATAAGAAGTTAGAAGAAGTTGAAAAACTTATTAGAACTAATAAAGATCCCAACGGCAATACTGTTCCTGCAGGCTGGGATCCAGTTGTATCATCTGAAGGTACACGTCTATCTTATACTAGAAACGTTGGTAAGGGTGATGCAACATATCCGTTCATAGCAGAAACATTGAACGGCAAGTATATCTTTGGAGTTAGAGAGACATATAACTTAGATAAGAACGGGCAAACTAAGTCTTATGACAGCTGGGATGAAGTTGAAAAGGCAGTGCCAGAGCTAATACCTTATCTAAATAGAACCTTTGCAAAAGACAACCCTATCGAGTACACTTCTCCCGAGCAATCGTCCCAACGTAAACCAGGCACAGCCACCCAAGACGAGCTAGACCCTAAAAATATTGAAGACATTAACAGTGCATTAGACTCCCTAGACAAACACATGGACGATAAAGGTCTTGCTGAAGGACCTGCAATAGGCATCTCAAGCGTACAGGATCTTGTTAAAGAAGCTCTTGACGCTGTTCAGAATGGTGATAAAGCTACAGCTCTTGATAAACTTCAAGAAGCGTACACGATTATAGACACCAGAGAGAATGTGCCTGACGGCGTGTTCCCTAGAGGGCCAAACGCAGGTAAGGCATTAGACGCGTTAGATGATGTTATTACTCGCCTTGAAGGAGATGCGCCTGCCGACAGCCCAGGCACATCACCATCTGCTAAAGACATCTACGAACGCCGCATGGCAGGTGACTCACTTGACAAGGTTGCAAAGGATACTGGACTTACTCGTCTAGAGGTGCGACGCTTAGAATCTGAGTATGCACGACAAAATCCAGGTGCAGCTAACAATACTCGTGATGTGCAAGACGTAGACAGAGCATTAGACTTCTTAGATAAGCACATGGACGATAAAGGCACAACAGAAGATGCTTCGATGGGCATCTATCAAGCGCAAGAGCACCTTAAGGAAGCAAAGAAGGACCTTGAAAATGGAGATATAAAGTCTGCTATTTCATCTCTTGAAGACGCGTTTAACTTAATGGACGGATTAGAAGAACCAAGCGAAGGCAACTTTCCTAACGGTGAGAACTCTGCTGAAGCAGTAGACGTCGTAAACAAGTTAATTACTCGTCTACAAGACGCAGATACTCCTCAAGCATCTGAACGTAAACCAGGCACAGCCACGCAAGACGAAAACCAACCGTTTGACGTGTCCGTAGCTCAAAAGTTTCTTGATGAAAGATTCGCTGGAAGTGACATTGAGATTGTACGCACAACCCGTGAGGGCCGCAACTCTTACATGATTCTTAATATCCCGGACAACGAGCTACAAGACTTTAAAGATAAATCTGGGTTTGACGACTTTGAAAATAAAGACAACTTTACAAAACTGCCAGATGGAACTTACAAACTTTACACTGACTTCTCTGAGTTAAACGCCAATCTAAGCTCTCCTGTCACCGGAGACGGCCCAGACGAGCCACCAACTCCACCATCAGGCGGAACTCCACCAAAGACTCCTACACCTTCACAGCCTTCAACACCAGGTCTATTTAATAACTTTGATGTGCCTAACGGTGCGTTTCAGCTTCGTACTGTAGACTACGAGCCAGAAGGTCGCGTAGATGAAGCAAGCACGAACTTTACAGATGACCCTAAGAAGTTAGCTACGCAGTTTACACCACAAGATCTAGTTGCAGCTTTAAGTGAAGCATTAGTAGGGACCTCAGACGATGCAGCAATTGCAGAGATCCTAAATGCAAACGTAGATGACGCAGGAGATATTCCTGGAGCTGAAGACATGGGCAGCGTAGATATCCCTCGCGCCAATATGGGACGTCCTTCAGGTGCTGGTCGTCTAGAGTTTAACGCAGGTGAAGAGTACGTTCCAATGGAAGCGTTGTACAGCGCTGTATGGGAAGCTGGACTAGACCCTAACCGTGTAATTGCAAATATCTACGACTCTGTAAATGGAAATAACAATAACCTTAATCGTCTTATCGAGGCGCAGGGCGGAGTTCGTTCTCCAGAGGAAGCAAAACTTGTTGATGATATTACAGCAGAGATTCGCCAGATTAAGAGTGCATCTCCAGACAGTGTTACATCAGCTAACAAAAAAGATAAGCCTCTACCAGAAGAAGATCCACTTCCTGGACAGCTTATTGAAAACGTACCGATTGATTTTGAGAACCCTGACTACTACATTCCAGACTCAAATGCGTACATCCCTTCTCAGCCCGAGGTTGATGAAAACGGATTTACAGATAACCCAGAGATTCTTTCCCGTGACTATGAGACTGCAGATCTTATCGATCA